TGCACCGGCTCGGGCAGACGGTCGAGGATGGCCAGCGCGACCCCGAGCAGCGCCCGCAGGTACTCGGTCGGCCCGCCGAAGCGGGCAGACGCGGCGAGCGTGCGAGCATGCGCGAGGTCGGGCGACATCAGCTGGTCGCCTTGTTGGCGCAGTAGGCGCCGCGCCAGTCGCGAACAACGGCGCCGAAGCGGAACGAGGCCTGAAGCACCGTGCACTTGCGCGACTCGTCGCGGTAAGTGACCAGCACCGGGGCGCCCGAGTCGGCGATGACGAGGCCAGCGTCGTCCGTAGCCATCCACCAGGCGTCAGCGTCATCCGTGAGGAACGGGTTGACGATGACCGACAGCAGGCCCCGGTTGGGGTTGATGTCGTTCTGCGCCGAGCCGGGAAGGTTTTGGCTTTCGAGCACTTGCATCGCCGTCGTGCGAAGCGCGGGGCCGACGATCAGCTTGGTCGGGCGGATGACGATGCGCTCGCCGCGCTCGTCGATGGCGTTTGTGGTCGTCATCGCTTGGTAAGCGGTGTCGAGGTTGGTGGCCGACAGCGCCAGCGAGGCGGTCAGGTTGACGCCTTGGCTGCCCGCGTTGGTCGCGAACTTCAACGGGTGGGCGTTACCCGAGGCGGCGAACCACGGCTTGCCATCGTAGACGAACTTGCGGTTGGTATCGGGCGCGCCGGGGTAGCTGCCGTCAAAGAACGTGGCGTTACCCGCCGACAGCGTGCCCTTCTGCAACATGCCAGCGACGATGCTGTCCTTCTTGGTGGCCGAGTTCTTGCTGTACTCGGTGACGAACAGCTGCACCAGCGACTGCACGCGGGCCTGAGCGTTGGCCGCCTCAAGGATGCTGTCAGGCACCACAAGGCGGTCGGCGTACTCGTTGGCCGCGAGCTGCCACGCGTAGCCTTCGCCGAGCGTCTGGGCCGCGACCTCGTCGCCGTCGCGGTGCAGGGTCGGCTGGCCGACGCCCACCATCGTGACGCCACGGTGCCCGTAGGGGGCGTCGTGCAGCGCGGAGATCGGGATGATGTTGCTCGACACAGACCGGAAGTGCTCGACATCGGGTTGGTAGCTGGACGCCATGACCTCGTAGCCGAGGTCGATGACGTACTTGGAGATGGAGCCTGGGGAAAGGGTAGCGCCGGACATGCTGGCCTCCTATCAGACCACGCCAGCGAGGACGCGGCGGATGGTGATGTACGCGAGGTTGGAAACGGTGTCGACCGACTGGATGAGGATGCAGTCGTCAGCCGACGCGGTGATGTCGATGGACTGCGCGCCGCCGACATCGCAGGTCTTGCCGACCATCGCCTGAGTCAGCGTGCCCGAGCTGGGCGGGAACAGGTAGACGGACTCGGAGCCGACATCGACCTGCACCGTGAAGGCACCGTCGCTGGCAGGCGCCGAGCTGCACGGGTCGAAGGCCACACCGATGGCGTTCTCACCGGCGGCGGCCTGCTGCACGAAGCCGTTGCTATCGAGGGAGATGAGGTCGCCAGCGGCGAAGGTCTCGCCGGACTTGACGGGCAGCGCGATGAACAGGCGCTCGCCCTTGACGTAACCGTAGGACAGGTTGGCCATTGTGGGCCTCCAAGGTGAAGGCCCGAGGCGTTACCGCTTGGCGGTTTTACCGGGGCCGTGCAGGTTGTAGAACTTGCGTACCACGGCAGGGTTGATCGTGCGAAGGTCGGGCCGTTCCGACTCCACCCACCGCAGCTCGGCCGGGGTCAGCTCGCTCGGGTCTGGGGTGCCCGTTGGAGCCATGCCGCCCTGAGGATACCCCGCCGCCGGTGGTGGCGTGGCTGGGGTGCTGCCCGTGGCGGTGGCTTGCGCGTGTTGGCTGGCAAGCTCGACGGCATCGAGCCAGCTGCTCACCAGCCTGTCGTCAAGGCTTTCGGGGGCCTTGCCGCGCAGCACCTCGGGGAGGGCTGCGATGCGCTCGGCGTTGCGGACCCGTAGGGCCTCGGCCTGCTGGGTCTGGTACGCCTGCCATTCCTCGGCTGCGGTGCGCCAGCTGGTCGACTGCTCGCGCAGCTGCTCCAGCTCGGCCTGCACCGTGGCCAGCGCCTCGGCTGCCGCCTGTGCCCGCTTGCGCTCGCTGACGAGTGCTGCGATAGGCACCACGGTCGCCTCGGTCTGGGCTGTGGTGGATGGGGTCGGAACGTCAATGACCGGCGCAGTTTCTTCGCCCTGCATCGTGCATCCTCGCTGCGCCCGTTACGGTCGGCGGCACCGGTTGAGGATGATGGATGCCTAGCACACGCACCGCGCAGCCGTCAAGGCAAGTGCTTACGAAGCAGTCCGTCAGCCCACGACCGCCCCGCGTCACCACCCCACCCGAGCCACGCCTGCCAGCCCTTGCTATCGACGCCCCAGCCTTCGCCCTGACGGTCGACCTCATGGCGCGCAAAGTAAGAGGCCATGCGCTGCAGCGTCTCCAGCGACACCGCCCGACCGTTAGCCAGGTCTCGGGCGCGGGCGATGCCGACGCTCGTCATGGCGCGACGGCTAGGCGGCAGGCTGGCGCGCAGGTCAAGCGCCCGCTTGGCTGCCTCGCGCACCGCCCGAGGCGGCACGAATGACAGACCCGAGGCGGCGGCGCGTCGGCGCTGGATGACCTCGCCCTGCAGTTCGGCCTTGGCGCGGGCTGCGGCCTCGCTCGCGCGGTCGCCCTCGGTGTAGGGGTAGAACGCCCCGGCGTCGCCCCAGCGGTAGCCACGCTGCCCGTCGATGGTGACCTCACGGACTGGCATCGGGTTCCTCGGCGGGGGGCGCCTCGACCGCAGGCACCTCGGCCAGCGACTCGCCCATGCGCAGCGCCTCCAGCTTCGCCATCAGCCCCTCGGCGGCGGACAGCTCTGCGCCGGTGCGCGCCGCCAGCTCGGCCTGCGCCCGCTCGGCGTAGGTCGCTGCGTCGGCGTCCTCGGGCACCCCGACACCCAGCCCCTGCAGGACGCGCACCGCGTCGACCCCGAGCAGCAGCCCCTTGTCCAGCAGCGTCGTCGTCAGCTCGGCCACGGCGGTAACGTCCATCGGCAGGGCAGCGCCGCCATCCACGACGTAGACATCGGCCAGGTCGTCCCACGGCACGGCATCATCGATGGCCACCGCCATGCCAACGACCTGCGCCAAGGCATCATAGAAGGCCCGCCGGATAGGCTCGATCTTCGCCACGAACGCCCCGGCACGGTACGACAGGGCGGTGCCTGAGCTGTTCGCGCCCGAGTCGACGAACAGGAACTCAGGCAGCGTCTGCACCAGCGACTCGCGCATGCGGCTCGCTGCGTCAAGCGCGGTGTTAGCCCCCTGCAGCGTGGCCTCCAGCCATTGGAGGTCAGCACCCAGCGGCAGCGCCACCGACCGCCCAGCCTCCGACAGCCGAGCGTCCTGCGCGACCTGCACGCCGATGGCCTTCAGGATGGGGTTGGCGTGGCGCGTTGTCAAGGCCTGCAGCTGCGTGAAGAATGAGTCGACCGCCGCCAGCGCGTCCTCGTAGCCGTACCCCGCCCACGTCGACAGCGACCCATCGCCCACGTCGCGGTACGCCACCCGAACCAACGGCACGGCCCCCAGCACGTTGCGACCAGACTCGGCAGGCACCAGCGCCCCGTCGCGGAACACCTGCACCGTGTCGGCGGTGATGACGCGCCGGTACTGCACCGTGCGCGACTCGCCGGTGTACGCCCCGGTCTCGGGGTCGACCTCCAGCCCCGTGCGGTAGTAGACGGTGATGACGGCCCGCTCGATGTACCGCCCCGTGGGGTCGCGCTGCACCTCGACCGTGCGAGGGTCATGAGCCACCACGACGGCGCCGTCCTTGCTGTTGAGCGCCTCCAGATACACCTCGCCGAACACGCACAAGTTCAAGGCCCACCGCTGCCGCTGCGCGTCGATGCCAGACCGCCGCCAGACCTCTGCGCCCTTGGCCTGCACCATGGCGGGGTCGTCGTCGGGCGACACCAAGTCTGGCCGCGCCTGCAGGGACAGGGCGTTGCTGGCGATGCTGCTGGCGTCGACCTCGCAGACGAACTGCAGGTCGCGGGTCATGCGGCGGGTGACGGTGATCTCGCGGTCTTGCGAGTCGACCGCCACAAACAAGTTCATCCGCTCGATGTCGCCGCGCCGGTAGGCCAGCCCGAGGTACGCCTCCCAGCGGCGCGTGAACTCCTCGATGACCTCGTCCCGTGTCCGTGGCCAACGCCGACCGAAGGCCAGCGTCTGGCTGATGCCGTACACCAGCTCGTCGCCGCTGCGGCGGAAAGACTGGTCGGCGCTACTGTCGAGCAGGATAGGCATCTCACACCCCGAGGCGATGACGGAACGAGCCTAGCACGGCTGGCGCGGCGAGCCACCGCAGGGCGTAGGCCGTCGCATCCCACTGGTCATCGTGCGCCGAGCTGGGCACGCTGCACATCTCCTCGACGTAGTCTGCCACCCACGGCGCCGAGGCAGGCAGCAGCACCTGCCCTGCCGACCACAGCCCGTGGTAGGGGCGCATGCGGGCGACCTTGTCCATCTGCCCTGGCTCCACCGTCTGGATGCCCCGCACCAGCGTGCGCAGGTCGGCGACCAGCGGGTCGCCCGTGGCCTTGCCTTCCACCAGCACCGCGTCAGGCTGCCACCGCGCCGCGAGGTCGCGCAGGGTGGTGCGCTGGGTGGGGTAGTCGAGTCGCTCGCAGGTGACGTGCAAGACGTAGTGCATGGCGCCCTTGACGCCGACGACCACGAACGCGCTCGGGTCGCTGCTCTGCTTAGCCCTGAAGGCCGTATCCGCCGCCAGCACAACACGGTCCATCGTGCGCCGCACCTGCATGGGGTCGCCTTCGTAGCGGTGCCCGAGCCACGCCCGCGACAGCTCGCTGCCCTCGGCGGGGCTGGGACGCTGCTGGTACAGCGCGGCGAACCGACGCGGGCCGATGACCCGCCGCGTTTGGTCGAGCTGCTCAGGCGTCATCAGCTCGGGGTCCAGCGCCGCCCCGACCTCGCGCCCGAGGATGTCGTCGGCCTCGGCCAGCGCAGGGTACGACACCACGCGCCACGCGTCGCCGCCCTTGCGCTCGGCAGCGAGCAGTCGCCCGACTAGGTCGTCCTCATGCCAGCGGGTGTGCATGACCACGATACCGGCCCGCGTGGCGGCGGCGCGAGGGATGACGACCGAGGCGTACCACGACCACACCGCGTCACGCTGGCGCTGGCTCGATGCCTCGGCCTCGTCGCGGAACGGGTCATCGACCACCAGCAGCTGCACCGTGCGCCCAGTCAGGCCCTGCCCTACGCCTCGCGACAGGTACCGCCCCGGCGGGCGCTGCTCGGCCTGCCCGAGCGACCAGTCGTCCAGGCGGTCGATGTCGTTGCGGGCGTAGCCACCAGCCTCGGCGACCCGCCGCTCCATCCGCAGGTGCGGCCACACCGCCAACGCCTCGCTGCCACGCGCCATCTCCCGAGCCGCCCGCGAGTGTTCCACCGCCAAGGAGTCGCCATAGGAGCAGACCGCCACCGTGCCACCGTACCGCGCCCCGTAGGCCACGGGCATGCGGCGCGACACCAGCTCCGACTTGCCATGCTGGGGCGGTGCGCAGACGATGAGCCGTGGCGCCTGCCTCGCTGCCGCCTGCGCCATGACAGCGTCCAGCTCGGCGCAGAGGTGCCGCTGCCACGCCGACAGGCGCAGCGGACCCCTAGCCGTCGGCGGGCCGTACTCGCACCACGCAGCCAGCCGGCGGCGGGCCAGCTCGCGCCGCGCCAGCTCGCGCCGCGCCTCAGTCCTCTGCGGCGAGGCGTTCAAGGACATCGTCTGGGGTGTCGGGGCCGATGTCGATGCGCAGCGCGCCGCCCCTCGGGCCGCTCAGCTCGACCGACGAGTGCCTCGGGATGGCGAGGTCGGCCAACTTGGAGGCCGCCGCCACGCGGGCGCTCGGGCTGACTGACTTGTCTCCCGCGACTTGCGCCAGCGTCTGCACCGCGACGGGCGCCACGCGCACCACGGCGCGCCGTAGGGCATCCTGCGCGGCACGCTGTGACGCCTCGACCCATGCAGCGACGTGCGGACGGCGGCTGATGCGCCATGCGTGGGTGTGGGAAAAGCCCAGCTCCTCGCCGATCTTTCGGAACTCGCGCCCCTGCAGCATCAGCTCGGCGACCTTCAGCTCCTCGGGGCTGAGAACGTCACCTTCAGTTGCCATCGGACACCTCGCGAGGATGGAGCGCACCGGGGCCGGGGTCGATGCCGTTCTGGACGGCCCACATAGTCCATCGGCGGCGGATGAGATCGCAGTAACGCGGGCTAATCTCGCAACCGTAAGCGATACGGCCCTCTGCTGCTGCTGCCATCAACGTCGTGCCGCTCCCCATGAACGGGTCGTATACGGCATCGCCGTCGTCGCTGTAAGCCTTGACGAAGAACTGCGGTAGAGCCAGTGGGAAGGCTGCGCTATGGCCAGACCCAGCATTGGACCCCATGGCGCATTCGATGACGTTCCCAGGCAGCACCGAGTCGTAGTGCTTCATGATGCCCCTCGTAGTCTTGCCCTGCCTTATGCTCAGCTTGTCAGGACGGAATTCTCCCGATGATTCACGGTCCTCTCTTACGTTATCAGGTCGAAACCTTACATCTTCGGATGCTGAGAAGTGGAAGATAGGTTCCCATTCATTCTTGAACCTAGGACCGAACAGTCCTGGCATACCGCCTCGTCTCCATACAAGCTGGTCTATGAGCCTCCATGACCAGCCGCGAACGTGCGTAATACACAGGTCAAGTACGTATAGGTGCTTCTGACCCGACTCGGTATGCTCCTTGATGTTCACGAACCACGACCCATCCGCAGCCAGATGCGCGCGCACGTTGGCCTGCACAGCATCAAACCACGCGACATAATCGTCCGGCGGAATAGGCTTAAACCCGCTTGTCTCGTCGTACTTGCGCTGGCTGGCATACGGTGGGCTTGTGAACGCTAGGTTGATGCGCCTCCCATCCATCAGCCTCGACACCATATCAGCATCGCGACAGTCACCGCACACCAGCCGATGCGGCCCGAGCTGGTACACCGTGCCCGCCGTGCTGTTAGGCTCGCCGTCCTCGTCCAGCTCTGGCGCGTCATCGCTCGGCGGCGCTGCCTCGATGCCATCACCGAGCAGCTCGCGCAGCTCGTCGTCATCCCAGCCCAACCCGTCGATCGGCGTGCCCTGCCGCTCAAGCTCGCCGAGAATGTCGGCCACGGCCTCGTCATCCCATTCGGCAAGCTCGGCGAGCTTGTTGTCGGCCAACGCCAGCGCCGCCGCCTCCGCTGGATCGAGGTCAAGGAACCGCACCGGCACCTTGTCCATGCCCAACAACTGCGCAGCCTTCCAGCGAGTATGACCGCCGATGATGACGCGGTCGGCGGTGCGAGCGATGATGGGCGAGCCGAAGCCGAACCGCCGGATGGAGTCGGCCACGGTCTTGACCGCGTGGTCGTTGCGCCTCGGGTTACGGTCCCACGGGGTCAGGCTGTCGATAGCCTCCCATGTAGCCGCAGCATCCAGCCTGCTGGCCATCTCACACCTCCACCGCACACCTACCCGCCGCCGGTGATAGGCGTCAAGCGCCGCCCCGCTCGGCTCACACCTCCACCGTCGGGCGGGTGTCGGCACCCATCGCCCAGCACGCCAGGGCGACAGCCTCTGCCGCGTGGTCAGGCACCGCCTCGGGCAGCTCGACCGCCAGCGTAGGGTGCCGCAGCTCCAGCCCGCGCAGGCCGACGTGGTGCCTCCCGTGCAGCCAGTCGAGCGCCAGCCGCTTGGCCCGCTCGCGGTCGACCAGCAGCCGCCGCCCCGTATACACCTCGCGCCATTCCTCTGGCCTCGGGCGCCGCACCGAACGCCCGCCGACCTCCAGCATGCCCACCGCCAGCCCAGCCGCCTCGGCCAGCACCAGCGGCGACCCCTTGCCCTTGAAGGCCTGCACCGCCTCGACTGCCGCGCCGTCCATCACATCAGGCCAGCCGTCGACCAGCCACCGCACCCCGCCGCCGAGGGTGGTGAACCTGCGCACGTCCTCGCCGTCAGGCCCGTAGCGCCGCGCCTCCCACGCCTTGCCTACCGCCCGCCACCAGCCGACGTAGACGACGCCCTCGCGCCCGACGACACCGATACCGCCAGCCAGCCTACCGGGGTCGATGCCGACCCAGTAGCCAGCCCCTTCCCTGACTGGTGCTGACTGGTGCTGACTGGTGAGGCTGACTGGCATCCAAAAACCCCCGAGGACTATGGCTTTCAGCCAGTTACCACTCTTACCAGTCACGTATATATAGAAAAAGGAAAAAAGAATATAAGGGGAGAACTCGCCCCACCCGATGTACCCCCTTTTTTTATTTTCCGAGGGTTTTGGCGGTCACCTGACTGGCTGACTGGCAACGGCTCAAAGCCTAGTCGGAAACTGCGCCATCGCTGCCCATCAGAGACTGGCACACCCCGGCATCGTGACCGGCACACTGGTCGGCAGCGGAAAAAACTTGCGCCATGCCCTTGCGCCGCCAGCGGGGCGAGTGTATAAGACCATCACAAGGAGCGACCACATGACCGACCTGACCGACCTCTGCGCTGCTGCCCTCGTTGCCACCCAACACGCGTTCGACGAGCAGGACGACGTGGGCCTCTGGATCGCTGCCCGTGATGCTTGGGCCTACGCTGAGGCTGAGTCCATCGCCAAGGCCGCATCTGGCCCGATGTCCTACATGGCTCACTCGCTCGTCTCGGCCTGCAAGGATGCGCGCTCTGCCTGCTACAGCGCCTCGTGGTACTTCGACGCTGCCGAGAAGGGGCCGGACGACATCTTCGCGCAGGCCCTCATCGCCGCCGAAGTGGTCATGATGTGGCTCGACTGACCCCTAGCGTTACCCCCAACCCGACACCGACCAGGAGCCGACCTATGTACCACCTCGACATCAGCGTGACCCTACCGAGCAACGACGAAACCTTCGACATGGTTGTCGACTACACGCCCTTCCGTCCAGCGACCCGCTATCAGCCCGAGGAGGGCGGGGAGTGGGAAATCGTGGAAGGCTACCCCGACTTTGAGTTGAGCGATGAGGACTGCGAGGCCATCAGCCTTGCTGTCTACCGCGCGACGAGGGACTGACCATGTGGAAAGACCAAGCCAAGCTTCTAGGCGCCCGCGCTATCGCTGCCTCGCTGGGCCTCGATGTCTGCCCTGTCTGCGAGCACCGCCCCGAGTACCCGCGCCGCGACCGCATGGGGTCGGTGCAGTGGCGCGACCTCGGGCGGTGGCACTGCTACGCCTGCGACGCTGGCGGCGATGCCGTGGCCTTGCTCGCTGCTGTGGCCTGCGGGTCGACGCGGCCTGTGACCTCCGACGGCTGGCGCGAGGCCGAGCGCATCGCCGACTCGCTGGGCCTGACGCCGGGGCCTGCTCGACCCGCCCCGCGCCGCCCGCGCTACCCGCTGCCCGACGACGGCACGGCCCGCTGGCTGGCGGCTAGTCGGCTGGCAGAGGGGCTGGCCGACGCGCTGGCCGAGTACGCCCACGAGGACATCGGCAAGCATCGGGCCGTGGCGTGGGAGTGGGTCATGGACGGCGCTGCGCAGGATGCCTTGAACCGCGAGACCGAGCTGGTGAAGCAGGTGATGCCGTGGCTGGGTTGACGCCCCGCCGCTGGCAGGTCGAGGCGCTGCCGCTGTGCCTTGCCGCCATGCGCTCCCGAGAGGCCCGCGTCGTGCAGGCCTGCACCGGCAGCGGGAAGTCCATCCTGCAGGCCATGGTGGTGCGCGAGGTGCTGGCATCGCCCCGCCTCGCCCCGACTGACTGCGTGGTCGTCACCTGCCCGACCGAGGCGCTGGTCGAGCAGCTCGCCGCCACCATCGCCGAGCACGGCCACCCCGCCACGGGGCGGTACTACGGGCGGCGCAAGGAGTGCCGAGGTCGCCGCGTCATCGTGGCCTGCACCGCCTCGCTCGGGGCGCTGGTCGATGCCATGCAGATACACGGCATGCGCTGCGTGGCGTGGCTGGCTGACGAGGTCCATCGTGGCGTGGCCTCCGAGGCGCAGCGCGAGACCATCGCCCGCCTCGACCCGCTGACGCGGCTGGCCTTCACGGCGACGCCGTGGCGCACCACCGAGGCCATCCCTGGCTGGACCGCCCCGCTTCTTTACTCCTACCGCCTGTCCGACGCGTTGGGCGATGGCGTCGTGGTGCCGCCCGACGTGCGCTACTGGACCGGCGAGGATGGCGTGGATGTCGACACCGCCCTGCTGGCGATGCTGGCAGCGCACGCGCCCGAGGGGCCGGGGCTGGTCTCAGCGATGGACATCGCCGACGCCCGCGCAACCGCCGAGCAGTTGTCCGCCGCCGGATGGCCAGCCCTCGCCATCTACGGCACCCTGCCCGCCGCCGAGCAGGCTGCACGCATCGAGCGCCTGCGGTCGGGCGAGCTGCGGGCGCTGGTGCATGTGCGGCTCCTGCAGGAAGGCGTCGACCTGCCGTGGCTGCGCTGGCTCGGGATGCGCGTGCGCCGCACCGCCTTGCTACAAGTGCAGGAAGTCGGGCGCATCCTGCGCACCCACCCCGGCAAGTCCTCGGCGCTGGTCCTCGACCCGCTGTGCCAGTCGCCGGTCGCGGCCTTCTACTCGGCCGAGGCCCTCGGCGCGTGGGAGGACGAGGCCGCCGCCGAGCTGGTCGAGCGCGAGCCACAAGACCAGCCAGCCGTGCGCCTGCCGCCCCTTGCTGTCGCCGTCGACACCATCAGAGCATGGACGCTGACCCTACGGGCGCTCGCCCCGGCGGCGGGCCTGTCGCTAAGCGCACCCAGAACCACAAGCCGAGGCCCCAGCACCGACGCGCAACGGGCTGCGCTGGGCCGCTACGCCGACCGACCCCGTGGCGTCTGCTCGCGCTTCCCCGCCGCCGTGCGTGACGCCCTGCGCGACTTGTGCCGCGCCGCTGCCGCCCTCGACCGCGTGACCGCCTCCGAGCTGCTTGACGTTCTAGTCGCCGCCGGTCAAGAGGTCGGGCGGTCGGCTACCTCGGGCAGCTGGTCGAGGGCGTGGCGCTGGCCTGACTCGCTGACGCTACCCACCATCGACCCGAACGCCCTAGCCGCCCTTGACCCAACCCGCTAAACGCAAAGAGCCACGGGCGACCAGACCCGTGGCTCAGGAGCGACACCTATGACGACCGACCAAGCCGTCCCGCGTAGCCTACCCCGTCGTGGCGAGGCACGCAACCGTACAACCGCCGCCGACGCGCTACTGCGCCTGCAGGCCCTGCGCGACGCCCTGCTGGCCGACCCCGACACGGGGCGCGGCGCATGGACGACCTACCTAGCCACCGCATGGCCAGACGACTCTCGGGCGCTGGCTGGCGAGGCCTGCGATGATGCCTGCCTAGCCCTTGACGCCATGGCCTCGGCCCGAGGCTACGCTGGCAAGGCCGCCGAGCTGCGCGCCACCCTGCGCCGCCTGGAGCGCACGATGCGCCGCGAGGCCCGTGCCGCCATGCTCGCCGAGCAGTACCCCGTCGACCTCGACCTCAACCCCTACGGCAAGCCCAAGCGCCACATCGGCAACCTACAGCGCCTGCTGGTGCATGACCTCGGGCGGCGGTTTCAATGGAACGAGTTTACCGAGTCGCTAGAAGTCGACGGCGCTCGCGTCAGCGACACCGCCCTGACCCGCGTGCGCCTCGACACCCACGCCCGCTACGAGCTGGACCCCGGCGCCGAGTCGCTGCTGCAGCTCGGCGAGGCCTACGCCCGAGAGCATCGGTCCTACCACCCCGTCCGCGACTACCTCGACTCGCTGGTGTGGGACGGCGTACCGCGCCTCGGCTCGTTGCTCGCCCGCTACCTTGGCGCCGAGGACACCCCGCTGCACACCGCCTACAGCGTCAAGACGCTGGTCGCCGCCGTGCGCCGCGTCTATCAGCCTGGATGCAAGGTTGACACTGTGCTTATCTTGCAAGGCAAGCAAGGCAAGGGTAAGTCGACTGCCCTGCGGGTGCTGGGTGGCGACTGGTTCCGGGATGCCGAGCTGGACCCAGGGACCAAGGATGCCTCGATGCTGCTGCGCGGGGCGTGGTTGTACGAGTTGGGCGAGTTTGAAAAGTGGCTATCGCGGTCCAACCTGAGCACGATTAAGGCCATGGTCACGCGGCAGGATGAGACCTATCGCCCACCCTATGGCAAGGTCGACATCGTGCAGCCGCGCCAGCTGGTGTTCATCGGCACCACCAATACCGACGACATCCTGACCGACCCGACAGGGCACCGCCGGTTCTGGGTGGTGCGCACCGGGGCCATCGACCTGCAGGCCTTGACTGCCGACCGCAACCAGCTGTGGGCTGAGGCCGTCGCAGCCTACACCGCCGGCGCCGAGACCTACCTGTCGTCGGACGAGGTCGAGGCGCACGCCGCCGCCAGCGTCGAGTTCGAGTTTGAGGACGCTCGCCAGTCTGTGGTCGCCGAGTGGCTCGGGGCGCAGACCATGAGCGAGGGTTGGACTACCATGCAGGTCATGCGCGATGCCTTGGGGTTGGAGCCGCACAAGGTGCGCGGGGTCGACGGCAAGGATGTTGCCGCCATCCTGCGCCGCCTCGGCTTGGAGGCCCGCCGCACCGGCTCGGGCATCGGCCGGGCCACGCGATGGTACCGCCCGCGAAAATAGTTGCGCCATGCCCTTGCCGCCCCAGCACGGCGCGTGTATAAGACAAGCACACCAACCAAGGAGCGACCACATGACCACCGAGACCACCCACGGCGACCTCTACGACCTGCAGACCGGCGACTACCTCGGCCCCGCCACCGCCGAGCAGCGCGCCGCCAGCGATGCCGCCGCCCCGATCGACATGGGAGCCTTCCGCGACCCCGAGACGGGCCGCGTCTGCTTCGTCGACTACCCCGGCTGCGGTACCTGACCTCAGCCCAACCCCAACCCCAGGAGCCGACACCATGACCAGACTATCACCCGACGCGCTGTGGAGCGTAGCCGAGCGCATCCACCGAGGCGGCATGTTCGCCGGCAAGTTCAAGACTCCCGAGGCCGTGTTTACGGCGATGCTGTTGATGCAGGAGCTGGGCTTCGAGGCCGTCAGCGGCCTGTCGTCCATCCACATGATCCACAACGTGCCCGCCCTGTCGTCGCGTGCCCTGCTGTCGCTGGTCCTGCGCCGTGGCTACCGCCTCGCATGGACCGAGCGCAGCGAGACCGCCGCCGAGGTGACCGTCACCCACGCCGAGCGCGAGGGTTCCCACACCGTGCGCTACGCCATCGAGGACGCCAAGCGGGCGGGCCTGTTGAGCAACCGCGCATGGCAGACCATGCCCCGCTCGATGCTGACGGCACGCGCCCTGTCTGAGCTGGTCAGCAGCTGGTGCGCCGATGTGCTCGGCGGTGCCACCATCTACACCGAGGAAGAGGTCGGCGACTTTGCCCGCCCGCAGCCCGAGGCGCCCGCACCCAAGACCCTACCGCCAGCCGTTGACGTGCCCGACGCCGAGCGCCTGAGCCGCGCTATCCAATGGGTCGAGGCTAGGGGCCTGCTCGAACAGGCCGAGCAGGAGTACGGCCCCGCCGCCGAGTGGGAGCCTACCATCCTCGATTCGGTCAAGACCTGGGCTAAGCGCATCGGCGGTGGAAAGTGAGCCACACCGCCCGAGCCATCGAGGCCGTCATGCGGCTGGAGGCCGACGCCCTGCGCAGCGGCTACCTCGCAGGCTACCGCGACGGCATCGCCCTCGCCGTCACCTACCTCCGCCGCCTGTCCGCAGACGGCACCACCGACTACCTCCATCCAGACGACCCCGGCGCCGGTCGCCGCCGCCCCACCGTGGTGCTGCGCGCAGCTGCCGATGCCATCGAGCAACAAGCCAACCAAGCCCTCGCTACCGAAGGAGCACCCTAATGTTCTGCGAAGTCACCATCATCGGCAACCTCGGGCGCGACCCCGAGGTCAAGACCTCAGCCAGCGGCACCGCGTGGTGTACCCTGTCAGTCGCCACCACGCGCCGCGCCAAGCAGGGCGAGCAGTACGTCAACGTGACCGAGTGGCACCGCGTCAAGGTGTTCGGGCGCCCGGCAGAGTGGCTCGGCAAGGACGCCCGCAAGGGTAGCCAGGTGTTCGCCGTCGGGCACCTTGAAACAGAACGCTACACCGCCAAGGACGGCACCGAGCGCCAGCAGACCGTCATCGTGGCGCGGGAGGCCCGAGTCGTCGGCACGCGAGGCGCGCCGGCGCAGCAGCCCGAGGCCACGCCATCCGGCGGCGGGGATGACTACGAGATCCCGTTCTGAGCGCCCTTGCGAAAAAACTTGCACCATGCCCTTGCGCCCCTAGGGGTCCAAGGGTATAGTGCATGCACAAGGAGCGACCACATGACCACCAAGACCACCAAGACCACCAAGACCACCGACCGCCAGAACAGCATGAGCGAGTACGGCCTGGCCGCCCTCATGACCCGCAGCCGTAGCAAGTCGATGCCGGTTCCCGCTCCGGTGAACATCGAGTCCTACGATGTGCTCCGCAACAACGAGCCGGCGACTGTCTGGGGCTACTGGCCGGCCTGAAAATACTTGCACCATGCCCTTGCGCACCTAGCGGCGCAGGGGTATAACTACAGCACAAGGAGCGACCGACCATGAACGACCACACCATGACCACCCTGCTGACCCGCCTTGACCGCGACATCGAGGTGACCCTGCTGTTCTGCGCAGACACCCGCGACATCGACGTGGTGGCGACCTGCTGGCGCGACACCGGCGAGTCGGCCACGCTGACTGACGCCGAGTTCGGCGAGGTCTACGACAACCTGCACGCCATCGTGTACCGCGCCATCCGCCGCAAGGTGACCTTCAGCCACCAAGCGCCCCGCCGCCGTGTGCGCCGCATCCGCATCGACCCCACCACCCTGCCGTTCTGAGGACCACCATGCGACCGACCTACCTTACCCTCGCCGCCGAACACTGCCCGCACGCCGTTACCCTCGCCGAGTCCGGCGCCTGTCGCGACGACGCGCCCTTCGCGGTCGGCATCGCCGCCCACGCCTTCCTCGAAGCGGGCCACCGCCGCGAGGACTGGCCCGCCCTCGCCGGGGCGCTGGTCGCTGTCGGCACCCCGCACGCGCCCGACCCGCATGGCCCGCTGGCGCCCGAGGCCGTGGCCGAAGGCATGCAGCTCGCAGGGCGCTGGCTCGACCGCCACCCGCTACCGGCGGCGGTCATCATCGAGCAGACCTACACCGACGGCGTGGTCGGCACCCGCGTCGATGTCGCGTGGTACGAGACGCCCGAGCTGCTGGTCATCCGCGACTACAAGACCGCCTGGACTGCTGACGCCTCGACCGTGCTACGCCTGCAGGCGCAAGTGCAGGTCATCGCCGCGCTCGCCGAGGACGATGAGCTGCGCGCCGTGCGCGTCGAGGTCGCCAACCTTCGCACGGGCCAGCTGCACGGCGAGACCATCGAGCGTGACGACCCCCGCGTGGCCGTCTGGCGCACCGTCCTACACGCTGCCTCTGATGCCCTGCAGGGCGAGCGCCGCGCCGCCCCTGGCGCCCGCTGCATCGGCTGTCGCTACGTCGTGGCCTGCCAGCCCGCCGCCGAGGCGCGCCGCGTGGGCGATGTCGTCACCCGCTGGGCTATCGCCAGCGCCGAGGCCAAGGCCTTGGAGGCCGAGGCCAAGGCAGCGTGCGCCGAGGGTCCGGTCGATGGCGTCGGCTGGTACCCGACCGCACAGCGCGAGCTGCGCGAGGATGCCGCCGAGCGTATCGCTGACGCCCTGCAGGGTCGGTCGCTGGGCGAGGTGCTGGGCGCGGCCAAGCTCGGGGTCACCGCCGCCGAGGCCATCGGGCGCCTGCTGTACCCCGCCCGCACCGAGGCCAAGGCCCGCGCCGCTTGGGTCGCCGAGCTGACGACCGAGGCCATCGGGCGCCGGTTCGGGCGCGTCTAAAATACTTGCACCATGCCCTTGCGACCCTAGGGGCGCGAGTGTATAACTACAGCACAAGGAGCGACCGACCATGCAACCCTACGAGCCGAGCGCCATCGAGCGCATCCTGTTTCGCCAGCCCGACGGCACCACCGCCGACCTGCTGGCGCACATCGCAGTTACCCTCATCGTTCTGGCGCCCCTCATCGGGTTCGCTTGGTCGGCGTCCGGCTGGCTCGACGAGCTGCGCGGGGGTGGCAAGTGAGCTTGACCGTTACCCTCGCCGAGCTGCGCGCCATCGAGGCGCCCGACCTCGACCTGCTCGTCAACGCCCTCGGCGGCGAGCGTACCGAGGACGAGGCTATCACCATCGCCGAGGCAGTCGGCGCCATGCGGTCGGTCACCATGACCACTTGGCTGCTCGCCGCATGCTGGGACCGTGGCGGGCAGGAACTCGCCGAGCGCCTGCTGCGCTGCACCGCCGACAGGGCGCAGACCTACGCCGACACCGCCATGGCAACCGCCGACGCTGCGACCAAGATGGCCAGCACCTGTGACTGCCCGACGGCACGGCGCTATGCTGGCTTTGCCTGCTCGCTCTCGGGCGATGCGCAGTACGCGTACTCGCGCTGCGTGGCAGCGGTGCGCGCCTACTTTGCCGCGCCGAGTTGGGCCGCGTTCATCGAGCAGATGGCGCTGGTCGACAGCCTGACCGTCGAGACCTCCGAATACGCCAGCCGCGCAGCGAGCCACGCCGCCAGCGCCATCGAGGCAGCGACCAAGCCCGCAGGCGACCGCGAGCAGGTGTGCGCGCTGGTGACCCCATGACCGCCAAGCCCACCGCCCTCGACATCCTGCGCGCCGCCCCCGAGGGTGACGGCTACTCGATGGAGGACATCATGTGGCTGACCGGCTGGGACGCCAGCTTCACAACCTCCGAGCTGCAGCGCCTCGGCAAGCGCGGCAGCGCCGTCGAGCGCGACGGGGTGTGGTACGCCACGCAGGCCAAGGGACGGCGCCCGCTGCCCGCCTCGGCCAAGGGCCTGCCCCACCCACCCGATACCGCCATCACCATCGAGGACGAGGTCGCCGAGGCCGAGCAGGCCATAGCCCTCTGGTCCGCCCATCTGCGCGCCCTGCGCGCCTACCAAAGGAGCCGCCATGCCTAACTTCTACATCCGAGACGGAGCATGCATCGGGCCAGCCGTCCGCAAGCAGCCGCTGCCCGAGGGCGCCGAGCTGCGATACTTCCGCCGCCAGCTCCAGCCAGGGGAGCGCGTGCGACTGCGAGACCAACGCGACCCCACGTGGCTACCCCGTGGCCAGGTGTACATGACCCGCGCCGACTACGATGCCATCCACGCCGCCGCCAACGGGCGAGGCGTCGAGGCGTGGCTGGCGTGGGCCGTGGCTGACGCTGCCGAGCGCCGCCGCTGCCCCGAGCCGGCGCCCAGCCCGACGGGCGATGTGGTGCGCTACGTGCGCCTGCTGGCCAGCGAGACCACCGTGCGCTGGCTGGCTGGTGTCTCTGACGGCCTCGGAGTGTCGCAGGCGTCAGTGGCTAGGGGTATCGCCCGCGATGCGCTCCAGCGCCGCTACAGCGCGTTCTGCGACGGGTAGCGCCCGCTCGGCGATGCCAAGGGCCTTCTCCAACATCGCGACCGCACGGGCGAACCCGTCGCGCACCAGCCAGCCGAGGGTGACGACCGCCGCCGAGATAGGGCCATCGCCGAGCGCCCAGACCGTCATCTGGTCGGGCGCCGCAACCGCACCAGCATCCTGCGCCAGCGCCACGCCCCCAAGGCCGACAGCAGCCACCCCACAGGCGAAGGCAAGGCCGCTCCCGATGGTGCTACGGAAGGCCGAGCAGATGAGCGCGAGGCAGACGAACACGGCAGCATAGAACAGCATCACAGCCCCCAAAGATGCGCCGAGACTAGCACGTCAGACGGCAGGCTTCCACGCGTGGTAAGCCTTACCGTCAAAGCGCAGGGTCTCGCCGCGTTGTCGCCCGATGGAGTACGACACATGCACCCAAGTCGGCTCCCAGATGAGCTGGTCGAAGGGCAGGCGCTCAGCAGCGATAAACGTGGCCAGCTGCTGCGGGGTCATGCCCTCGACCCGGATGTCGGCCGCCTCGCCCACCATGTGCTGCGACGTGGTCGAGCCGCCGATGGCCTTGTTGACCGCCGCCGAACGGAACCCCGAGTTGATGCGCACCGGCTTGCCGAGTGCCTGCCGCAAGGGGTCGAGGACCGCAGCGCACAGCGCCACCAGCCGAGCCTGCGCATCCGGCGGCGGGGTGTTGTCGAGTGGCTGCTGTGTAGTCGTCATCTCGGCCCAGCTGAAGCTGCGCCCCGGTCGGTCGAGTATCATGGCGTCAGTCTCCTCTGTTTGCGTCGTTGCCTGCGCCGCTCGGCCAGCTCGGCGCAGTCGTCGTGCGCCAGCCGCACCAGCTCGACCACGGCCTCGGCGAGCAGGTGCGCCTGCCCCTCGTCGATGCCAGGCACCTCGTCGAGCGCGTCGTGCGCCAGCCGGTAGACGGCGACCTCGGTGGCGCTGGTCCAACCGTGGCGCGCCTCGCGCACCAGCGGCGGCACGTCCTCGACCAGCTCGCCCACTAGGTCGGCCAGCCAGTCCAGCGGCGAAGGCAGCGCAGCCCGCAGCGCCCAGCGCAGCACCGACGCGGGCGTCATGCCTCAGCCCCGACACCGGCGGCGGCGAACTCTGCGACGGCCCAGCGCAGCCGGTGCATCAGGGCGGGGCGCATGGCGACGGCCATGCCATCCAGCTCGGCGGCGTGGTCGAGCAGGCCCAGCTCCACCGCGTCAGCAGCGGCCTCGACCATGCAGCGGTAGGCAGCGAGCGCACCCACGATGGTCTCATCGGGCGGGGTGTCGAGGGTCAGGTGCATGGTCATCCCTTGGAGCGCAGCGCGTCGTCGCGCAGGTAGACGGTAACACGCATCGCCTGCCCGTCGTATTCGACCTCGCCGATGGTGGCGGGCGCGTCGATGATGCCGAGGCGCGTGCAGGTGTAGGTCACGACCTGTCCGGGCAGCAGCTCCTGCGCAGCGCCGGGGCCGTAGATGTCGGGGTCGGCCATGTGTGGGATAGCGCGGGGTGGCGCGGCCTGCATGGCCAGTCGCATCCGTGCCGCCGCCGTGGCCGTGGCCTCGTCCCATGTGCAGGTCGATTCGATGACCTCTTGCGACGCGCCGACCGAGGCCGCCAGCCCGTAGGGCGAGTCGGCGGCGCTCAGGGTCACCGACCGCGTGCAGGCACCAGCCCGCGCCCCGTAGGCGTAGCGCACCGTCACCGATGCAGTCGGGGCGGCGGCGAGGTAGCGCACCAGCCCAGCCTGAGCGAACCCCGGCCCCTCGACCAGACCCCGAGCCGGTGGGATGTCGAGGCCGTCGGCCCAAGGGTACGGCACCGGCGCCAACCCGAACGGCCCAGCGACCACGCCGATGGGGAGCATCGGCAGGACCACCGACTGCAGGTAGGCGGTCGGCGAGGTGAACGAGTCGATGTACCCCGACAGCTGGTATCGGTTCAGCCAGGAGCGCAGCGCGTGCCACGCTGGCAAGTCTATCTGCAGGGTGGACTGCTGGAGCAGGAACAGGCACAGGTCGCCAGCGCCGCCGGGCAAGGCCGCGCCGTCGGTCCACTCGACAAAGTACTCGCCCTCCTCGAAGCCAACGATGGTCGACCCGCCGCCAGAAGCAGGCACCTCGACGTAGGAGTACCCCTGCCCGAGGTCGTCAACGTCATAATAAACGGTCTTTGTCTCGGTGATGAACTCGGTTTTGCTGTTGCCGTCCTGCCCGTATAGCGTGACGGTCGCCGCCTCGACGGGGTGCCGAGCAATGAGGACGCGCCGGGGGTTGCTGGCGAGGTCGACGATGTACGCTGGCGTGGCTGGTGTGGCTGCGCCCGAGTTGCCCGGCGTGCCGTACACCAGCGGCCCGACCTTGCCGACGGCTCGGGTGGCGGGGTCGCTGAAGGCCGTTAGCAGGGTCTGCCACGGGATGCCGACGATCTGTTTCATCAGCACGCGAGGCCGCGCCACCGTCCCAACCGACTGGATGTAGTCGTTCCATTCCTTGTTCGGCAGATTAGCCTCTGAGATACGCCAGATGGTAGCCCACGCCTCAAGGTACTCGGGCGGGTACTCGGTCGTCAGGAACTCGGCAGGTATGACCCCACGGTCCTCGTCGGCACCCTGCGAGATGGTGACCTGAAGGATGGTCTCGTCGTACTGCACGTCGCGCCACGGCCCAGCGATGGCCAGCCGCCCGTTGAGGTACAGCGCACCGACCCCAGCGAAGGGCGTAACGCGCTGCGCCATGGCGGCGGGGTCGAGGTCCAGCGGGGCGAAGGCGATGCTGGCGCTGCGCTCCTGCCGCGTCAGGGTGCCGAATAGCGCCTGCGACTCGGTGATGGTGGCAGCGACCGACTCGACCGCGCCCGACGCGCCGCCCCAGCTCCAGACGAACAGCCAGCCGCCAGCCATTAGACCTCCTCCTCAAACGACAGCACCGGCACGCGGTAGCCGTCGCCGACGCCGAACTGCCCGATGCCTAGTTGCTCGCGCCGGAAGGCGTTCGTCAACCGACCGTACAACCATTCGCTGGCGCCGCCCGTGGTGTACGCCACCCAGCCAGCCGAGGCCCGAGGCAGCGACGGCAGCAGCACGCAGGGCGACCGCCCGATGTGCCGCACGATGCCCTCCAGCGACAGCGGCGCTGCGTACCTGTCCGCTGCCGGGGTGGTGCCGCCGGTGGTAACGACCACATAGTCGGGCGAGCTGGTTGCCGAGCGCAGTTGCGACACGTCGAGGTGCGAGTCAACCACGGCCACCTCCACTCGGCGGCGGGTAGGCTCGCGCTGGGTCAGGTAGCGAGACCCATCGGGAGCAGTCTGGATGACATCGCCGGGCACGACCTCGACTGAGGTGCCCCGGTCCCAGTTGCGGCCCATGACCTCGACCCGCCCCGCGACCACCTGCCCGATGCCCCGGTAGTCGTCGGCATGGATGGGGTCGGTGCCCCGCAGGACCAGCTGCAGCGACTCGGTTGGCGCGCCACCGTAGCGCACCAGCAGGGCCTTCGGCGGCCACAGCTTGACGGCCTGCGCCGCCGCTGGGGCGTCTGACTCCAAGTACACGACCGCCCGCCGCTCGGCCTGCGAGCTGCCGTAGGTCAGCGACCCCGAGGTGTTGCCTACGATGCGCAGCACATCGCCAGAGGTCACGAACTCAGCGAAGCCGCCGACCAGCTCGTCCTCGCGCAGCCATGGCCCGAGGGTGCGCGTGCCCGTCGACAGCGCCTGCAGGGCGTCGCCTTGCGTGGCCGACACCGACCAAGGGATGCGCAAGTCGAGCGTGGCGAGGGTGGTGCCTGCGTCCTTGACCACGACCGTCGGCACCGAGTCCAGCCCGAGCAGGGCGACCGCGAACAGCTCGGACCCACGCGCCTGCGGGTTGCCCGAGTTGAGCGAGAACTGCAGGATCTGGTCTGCGGGCGCCGTGCCCGACCGCCAGCCGCGCCGAGGCGAGGGCTGCACGCTCGGCAACAGGTTGCGCTTGACGAACTGCCCGCCGCTGCGCATGGTCCAGGTCTCGCCGTTGCGTGCCCCCGTGCCGCCGCGTGGCGAGACTGACAGCCCGCCCGCCATGTAGGTCGAGACCCCGCCGCCGAGAGGGATGCCCCGCAGGTCGGTGCCGTCGCTGGCGTTGCCGTCGGCCAGCGGGTGGACAAAGCCAACCCACCACCACAAGTCAGCCCGCAGCCAGCGCACGGTGGTCGAGGCACCAGCCGACAGCCGCGCCCCGTCGTTGGCCAGCACGCCAGCGCCCGTGGCTGTGGTGCCGAGCAGGGTCCACTCGCGAGGTACGGTGGCGGTGTTGTAGCGCCACCACACCGACACGTCGTTGCCCGCCGAGTCGAGGACCGCCAGCACGTCGAGGTACCCGCCGCTGTGGTTGTCGGTGTTGGTGCCGTCGCTGATGGTGGAGCTGGTGACGGTGATGGTGCCGGTGTCGTTGTTGCCTTCCAGCACGATGGTAGCCGTACCGCTGACGACCTCCAGCGTGACCTGCAGGACCAGCGACCGCTCGGCAGTACCGCCCAGCGAGTACGTGTGCGTCACCGCCTCGCCAGCCCCTGCCGCGTCAGACTCGCCCGCCGACCTCGACAGCGAGGTACCAGGGGTGCCGGTCGCTGCGCGGGTCCACCCGTAGTTGGCCAGCGAGTCGATGGGGTGCCAGACCGTGCCGAGCGCATCGCCCACGACTTGCGCCCCGTAGGCCAGCGGCAGGCTCGGAGTGACGTAGGACGCGCCGCCGTAGGTCGCCTCCATCAGCATCCCGATGGTGGCGGTGGTGCCGTCCCAGCCTTGATGCAGCACCACGATGGTGCCGCCGACCAAGCGCATCACCGGCTGGTTGGGCCGGATGTCGCCAGACCCGGCGAACATCAGGTTGGCGGTGTTACCCCACGTCGACAGGTCGAGGCTCTGCTCTGACTGCAGGCCGGTGCCCGAGTCGTAGCACGCGAGGTAGCCCCCGCCGGGGCGCAGGCACAGCGACCCGCCGCCGGTGTAGGCCGCTGCCGTGGTGCTGGCGTCGAGGGTGGTGGCCAGCCCCTCGTAGACGCTCTGAGTGCCCGTTGTGGCGCGCCGGATGACGAACGTAGGTGTACCCCCTACCGCCTCGGCTGCGAGCACGTAAAGGCCCGTTGCGGTCGCGATAGCATCCCACACCACGGTCGGCGCCGCCTGCGTGGCGATGCTGTCGAAGGTGTACCCGCCGTCGGTGCTGTACAGCTCGGTGACGGCCCTCGCTGTCGTGGTGCCCGTCGTGCCGAACAGGCGCACCGTGCCGCCGAGGACCGCGCCGCGCAGCTGGTTGTACCGCGTGGCCGAGGCGCCGCCGTCGATGTACCGCCCCTGCGCGTCCCACGTTGCGCCGCCGTCCTCGGAGCGCCACAACGACAGCGAGTAGGTCGAGCCGCCCGAGCCGTCGGGCGCTTGCTGGTGGGCGTACAGATGCACCGCCCCGTCGGGCGCCACCAGCAGGCAGCAGGCATGCGTGCCAGCCACCGACACCGGGTTGATGGTCGCGACATCGGTGCCAGCGTCGTAGATGCCGTCAGCGTCGCGCTGGTACACGCGAAGCACGATGGTGCTGCTCACCTGCACCGTCGCCGCCACCAGCGCCGTCGAGCCGGGCAGCGGCAGGATGTCGTAGGTCTCCAGCGTGTCGGTGTCGACGGTCTGATACCCCGTGCGCCAAGTCGGGGCGTCGGCCCCGAACCAGCCGCCGTACCCTGAGCCGGTGTCGAGGCGGGCCAGCAGCGAGGGCGGTGCGCCAGCGTCCTGCACTTTCATCTGCAGGCGCAACGGCGCGAGCGGGGTGCCCGACACCTCGGGGTAGAACCGGCTCGCGAAGGTGCCCGAGTAGACAGCGGCCCCTGGCTGTGGGTCGGCCTCGCTGAAGTCGTCGCCGACCGCGTCGTCTGCCGCGTAGTCGGGGTCGAAGTCCAGCGGCAGCAGAATGCCGGTCAGGATGGTGGCGTCGTCGTTCTGCTTGGTGCCCATCAGTAGACTCCTGCGAGGCGCATGCCGTAGGTCGGGTCGGGTGCGGCGAACAAGCGCGTGCCCACCCTGCGCCCGTCTAGCATCACGAACACCCCGCCGCCGGTAGCCGGTGCCTCGCCTGCGTTCATGCGCGCCAGCCCTGACTGCCCGAGCGCCCGAGCACCCTGCGCCGTCATCATGGCGGGCACCTCGTTGCGCCTGATGACCACCTCGTCGGGCGACAGCATCGAGGGGCTGGCAAGGTAGCCGCCACGGTGGAATGTCGGGCGCTGCTTGGCGATGAGACCTATCTGCACGCCAGTCTGCGCCGCCACGATGGGTGCCATGATGGCGCCGCCGACAGGGCCTAGCTCGGCGAACGCCCGAGTGATGGCGACCGCGCCGTTGATGATGGCCTCTGACACGCGGGCCGCTTTCATCGCCGTAAACAGGCGCATCTTGACCTGTCGGCTGGCGCCGTCTGCCAGCTCCAGCGCCCCGCTGAAGATGTCGCCGACCGCACCGACCCCAGCGCCGACTTTGCTGAACACGTCAGCCACACCGGCGGCGCTGGCCTTGAACTTCTCCAGCTTGATCGGCAGCTCGTCGATGGTCTCGCCGACCGCCATGAACGCCTCGTTGAGAGAGCCACCGAGGTCGGCCTCTTGCATCTGCCCCTCGATGCCAGCCATAAACTCGGCAGCCTTGCGCGCCGCTGCCTCGGCCTCAGTCTCGGCGAACTCGATCTCGCCGATCTCGCCGAACTCGATGGTCGGCATGGTGTCGACAGCCTTAGCCGTTTCGGTTGCAGCCTTGGTGGTGTGCTGGATGGCTTGAGTCAGCCCACGGTACTGCTTGGTCACGTCAGCGATGCGCGGCGCCTGCGCTGCGTGCGCGTCGCTTGCCTTGGTCGTCGCGTGCGCCTCGGCCTCGGTCTGCTCGGCCAGCTCCTTGCGCTGCCGCAGGTAGCCCTGCACCGTGCCCGCCGCGACCTCCAGCGCCTTGGAGTGCGCGCCGAACACGTTGCCCGACAACACCTGGTCTGCCAGCTCGCCGAAGTAGGTGATGCTGCCCACCAGCCCCGTCATGAACTGGTTCCAGCGCGGGGCGAACTTAGCCGCCGCCGTCGCGATGAACGTGTCCCACACCCGCTGACTGAGCGTCACCCCGGCGTTGGCCTGATACAGCGCGTCGACCTGCCCCTGCGTCACCATGTTGGTGTGCGCGGCGCGGTCGATGGCCTCGGTATAGTCTTGGATGTTGGTGATGACGCCGAACACCTGACCAGCCAGCGCACCGATAGCCGCGACGGCAGCGAGCGCGGCGACACCCACGGCAGCGGTGCGTGGTCCAGCTGCAGCGGCCAGCTCGCTGAAGTCGTTCAGCGGCCCCACGATGTCGCCCATGGCGCCGTTGAGCACTCGGGTGCCCTTGTCGAGGTGCCCGAGCTGCTCGCCGAGGTCGGCCGTACTGCGCGCCGCGTGGTCGGCCCTGTCCTCGTACTTGGCGATGTCGACGCCAGCCTTGCGCGCAGCGTCTGCTGCCTTGTCGAACTTGGTTTGAGCCTCGGCCATGGCGCGGTTCAGCTCGGCGCTGGTGTCCTCGGTCTCAGCCACGGCACGGGCGAACCGGCCCAGCTCGTCGCGGGCACGCTTGACCTCCGACTCCATCTTGCTGGCGTCGGCGTTGATGATGATGTTCACGTCACCCTGTGCCATGTAGCCCCCTCATGCGCGCCGTCGTGTCTGGGTCGCTGCGCCAGTATGCCACCCACGCTGCCCGCTCGGCGCGGTCGAGCGCGTGCCAGTCGACGCGGTACCGCGCCCACATATCCAGCAGCATGTAGTCGACCTGGCCTTCACCCGCGAAACGTGGCCTCGGCCTCGCGGACCTCCACGTCTGACGGCATGCCCTGCAGTACCTCGACCGAGCGCCGGTACAGCTCCATTCCTACGCGGATGATGTCGGCCTCGGGCCAGCCGCTGTCGTACAGCTCGTCGGCGGCGAAGCGCCCCGCCGCAGACCGACCACCAGCGGGCGCCCGTGTGAAGGCCATCGCGTCGTACAGCGTGCGCGCCTGCAGCTCCCACGCTGGGTCGGCCCAGCACCGCATGATGATGTACCCCGAGGCCCGCACCAGCGCGTCCTGCGCATCGAGGAAGGCCCCGGCGTCGTTGACATCCTGTGCCGCCTTAGCGGCCTGCGCGGCCTCGGTAGCAGGCTCGACCATCGCCACAATCTCGGACGGGCGAGGCAGGCGCAGCACAGTACCCGCCGCCGTAGGGGTGTCGGCGCGCAGGTACGGGTGGCGGTCGGGTGGGTCTGGCAGTCGCTCGGCTCGTTGCTCCATCGGGCACCTCCGAGCCGAGCGTAACCTGTCCAGCGTCAGGGGTTGCGCGTGATGCCGATGACAGCGTTCGGCGACTCGACCGTGAAGGTGAGCATGATGCCGTCGCGGGCGGGGTTCATGGACCACCCCGGCTGAACCACGCAGTCGTTCAGCGCGTAGACTGCGCCCTTGTTGGTGCCGCTGTCTGCCAGAGTCAACGTAAAGTCGAAGGTCTCAAGGTCGCTATCGGTGTCGGTGCTGGTCCACGTCGAGGCGAAGTAGCCAGTGCCGTTCATGATGTCCATGAGGACCGCCTCGCTGGCATTCGCGCCGGGGTCGAACATCGCCGCCGAGATGGACACCGTAGACGGGTTGGCGACCTCGCCCTTGCGCGCAGGGCCGATGTAGTCGCCCGCCGCGTCCTTCATGCGCACGATGGTGTACCCACCTGCAGTGATGGCAGCCTGACCCGAGGTCAGCCGGATGGTGTAGGTCTTGGGCGTGGCGGTGGCATCCTTGAACGCCAAGGTAGCGCCGCGCAGGGTGTGGAAGAATGTTTGCTCGGCCATAGCGGGCCTCCTAGGTAGCGTTTGCGTGCAGTACGTCGAACCGCGCCGAGACCTCATAGACCTCGGAGTCGGGACGGCGAGCCACCGTCACGTCGGTGGGGATAGCATGCGCCGACACCGACGCAAGCGCAGCCGAGGCGTCGAGCGCCCGCTGGATGGTGCGCGCCACGTCGAGGCCCGCGCCGTGGCCTGACTGCGGGTAGGCCGAGACCAGCACCCCGATGTCGACCTGATGCCGGTCGATGACCAGCCCCGAGCCGTCGGCAGGCCCGCCCTGCGTGGCGATCAGCTGCACCGACACCCACTCGCCGACCCCAGCCGAGGTCAGCAGCCCGACCTCGCCGACGGGCGCAACGGTGAACCCCGCCGAGGCTAGGGCGGTGCCGATGGCGGTTTCAAGGGAAGCCCATGCTGCCACATCACACCCCGAACAGGTTGCGCTTGAGGGGCGCCGACAGCTTGTTGGACAAGTCCTCGACCAGCTCGCGCTGGAGCTGTTCCTTGATGTACGGCACGACGTAGGTGTTCACCACCGTTCGGCTGCGTGGCGTGCCTGCACGGTGCACGTACTTGGCGTATGGGGTCGGGTTGCTGAAGTCGACCATGAGGCGCAGTCCGCCGCCTACGTCTTTCAAGTCAACCGACCAGTTGGACATAAACGTGCCTGTCTGGTAGGTCGGCCGCGAGAACGCCCGCAGCTTGTCGAGCGCCCGCTTGGCGGCGGCCCGCATGATGCGGTTGAGGGCGGCGCGCAGGGTGCGGTCGGTGGTCGCACGCGCCAGCTCGCCAGCCGACAGCAGCAGCGAGGCGTTGAGCGCCAGCCCCTCGCCACCCTGCACCGGCACGGCACGGCCTCGGAACGAGTCCAGCCGCTGCTGCAACGCCTCCTGCCGCGTGTCGAAGCGCAGCAACGGGCGGTTGAGCGTGTCGCCCTGCTGGGTGCTGACCGGCCCACGTGGTGCCCTTGCCATGCGCTACCTCCGAGCCGAGGGCGCGGGCCTCGGGAACTGCGCACCCATCTGCGGGTACTCGGGCGCTGTGTCGGCAGGGCCGTCGCCGGTCAAGTCGTAGCGCAGCAGCATGCGCTCCCAGCCGTCGCGGTACTCGCGGCGGTGGTAGTCACGCTGGGCGATGCTGGCGGCGCTGCCGGTGAGCGCGGCCTGCAGGTTCCACACCAGCTCGCACGCACGGTGTAAGCAAGGCTCGGCAAGCCGGTCGGCGCTGAAGATGGTGGCGTCTGCTGCCTGCCGCGAGTAGGTCACCAAGTCCTGCCGCACCATGCCCGAGGCGACGGCGCACAGCGGCTCCCAGCTCGTCCACCCCGTGGGGTAGGTCGTCAGGTAGGGGTACAGCAGCTCGATGGTTTCGCTGTTCACCAGCGGCCCGTCGAGGTTCGATGTGGCGCCGAACACCTCGCGCTGCACCAGCAGGGGCTGGCTGTCCACCGTCATGGTCCACGACTCGTAGTTACCGCCGCCGAGGTCCAGCCCCGACGGCACAACGAACGAGGCGGTATCGCCAGCCGTTACTGGCTGCGTGGTCAGTAGCGTGCCAGCCCGGTCGAACAGGCGGTAGGTGCCTGTCGCTGTCGTCGGTGCTGCGCCGTTGTTCTGCACCGGCAGACTGCGCGTGACGGTCTGGCCTAGGGCCAAGAACACGGGGTCGGCACGACCGACGAACAGGGCCACGGGCTACCTCACGCGGTCGGGGCGGTCGAGAGCAGAACGAACAGCGTGTAGCTGACTGCGCCCGCGCTCGGCGTGTTATCGCTGCCAGCGCCGCCCGAGATCACGATGGTGAACTCGTCGGCGGTCTGGATGGCGGCAAAGCCACCGGCGCCGGTCGAGTTGGCCGTCAACCCCGAGAGAGTGAACAGCGTGGTGGCGCTGGCGTTGGCCTTGAACGCCACGCTGGCGCCGGCGCCCGTGCCAGCGATAGCCGTGGTCACCCGAGCGCCGCCACCCATGATGGCCGAGCCAGCAGGCAGGGCGCCGCTGTCGAGCGAGACCGTGGTGGTGGCGCCCGACGTGGACAACGTGGCCGTGCCCTCGATGGTCGTCCAGGTTGCCGAGGCGCCGTTGTCGGCGGTGATGGACACCCCGCTGCCGAGCAGGGCGAGCGAACCCATGCCACCGAGCGTCACAGCGCCGGTGTCGGAGATGTCGAACAGGCTGGTGCCTGCGGAAGTCTGGAGGGTAAAGACGGACATCAGGCACCTCGACGGAAGTAGCGGTCAGACGGGGCTAGGCCCAGCGTCGTGACGGCGGCGGTGGGGAGGATCGGACCCTGCGCGGCGTACTGCTCGATGAGGGTCTGCAGGTACTGGGCGGCGGCGGTCTCATCGACCGAACCGTCCTCGTTTGAGAAGTTGCGGGCGAACCGTGCGACCTTGACCAACAAGACGCGCGCCGCCTCTGCGACTGCACCGCGCCAGCCGCCCGCGTCGGCGATGATGGCGGTCAGCTCCTCGTCGCTGAAGAACTGGTCCTCGGGGCGGGTGTCCATCAGGCGCAGACGTACCCGCCCGATGTCTGTGGTGGGCGAGTACGTGAACGTCACGCGGGCACCCGCTTGCCCTTGGGCTTACCCGCCGCCGGGGTTGCAGGGGCGGGCGTTGGAGCAGGAGCTGGGGCCGGCTCGGCCTCGACCACCTGCACCGGCTCGGGCAGACGGTCGAGGATGGCCAGCGCGACCCCGAGCAGCGCCCGCAGGTACTCGGTCGGCCCGCCGAAGCGGGCAGACGCGGCGAGCGTGCGAGCATGCGCGAGGTCGGGCGACA